AGCAGCCTGGATTCTCGAAGCCGGGGATTGGGTTGTCGTCGTCGTCAACCTTGTCTTCGTTGTCAACGAAAGGCCAGTTCATCTTGCCCTTCTTCACCAGCTCGGGGAACTTGGGGCCGAACTTCTCAATGCCTGCTTCTTGTGCTGCACGCTTCATGGCCTTGATGTCTGTGTCTTCGTCGAAGATCAGGGTAATCTGGTACTTGGGGTCACCAGACAGAACGCCCTTGGAATCCTTGCGTTGGCGAGGAATCAGAACGTTCACATAGCGGGCAGTGCCCTCGGGGGAATGGAGTCGATTGGAAGCCATAGTGGTCTTTCAGGTTTGGAGGTTAAGGTGTGATGCCTTGCAGCACCACGGGATGAAGTATCGGGTACTTCAGGATTCGCTGCTGGCTTTGCGGATGCTTGGCTTGGTCTCCGTGTAGCCGACAACGGGTTTCAGTGGGTCGGTGAAGTCATCGCCAGCGCTGCCACGCACCTTCTTGGGCCAGAGCTTCTTGCTACGCAACAGCTTCTCGGCTTGGGCAGGGCTGAGGAGCTCTACCGTGTACCGTTCGCGCTTGGCAAGACCCATCTCCTCCAGCGTGGTGTTGGCTGCTTCTTCGTCGTTCCACATGCGTCGTGCTGCTGTGAAGCTGGCCTCATAGCCGGGGATGACGGTGCCAGCATGCACCAGCTCGATGGCATGGGCACGCACTGCCTCACCGATCTTGTCCATCATCTCCAGCGTGTCCAGGAGCTGCGCTATCTGCTTGGGTGTGAGGGAACCGGGTTTCATTTGAACTCCTCCTGTGCCTTCTTCATCACCAGCTCGTACTGAGCCAAGCAGTTACCGTTCGCTACGCAGTAGTGGCAGTGCGCACCAGCCACACGGGGAGCACCCTTGCCCAGCGCCAGAGGCACCATCGGACGCACCACCTTGTCTACCCACTGCATCACCTTGACGTCGGTCATGGCAGGGGCTTCTTGCACTGGCTTGCGCTTGGCCAGACGGGGCTGGACCACCACCTTGCGATACCGTTGGTATCTACCGCGCTGCGCACGCATGCCCACTGCGTAGAGCAGGAGCTGGCTGTTGTCCTTCACCGACACACTGTGTCCAATGCCATGCTTGTAATCGATGACCACAACCTCAGTAGGGAAGTTGTCGAGGATGATGTCGCTGGTGCCGAAGCCTTGCTCGTCAGTGGCTCCGATAGCTGCCCCAAACGCAACCTCGTGCTCGATGAGCACCTTGGTCTTGGGGTTGTTCGCGGTGTACGCCTCTACGTAGTCCAAGGCGTAGCCAACACCGTCGGTCATGCCTTCGTCTACAGGCATGTGTCCAGGCTCCAGCGTGTCGCCGAAGAACTCTTCAGGCGCTGCCCCCAGACGGAGGCAGACCTCCAGCAAGGCGTGCGCACTGGTGCCCTCCAGGGCGAAGGTGCTCTGCGTCCAAGGTTTGCCGATGTTGGCTTCCACGCTGCCTGGACACACCAACCAGCGGTGAGACGCGCTCGGGCTGAGTATGGCGTGCTTCATATCAGTCTGTCAGCCCGGACGACTCTTCGTCAGGCACCAACACGGTCGGAGCAACCAACTTCTCGATGTCGTATGCCGTGGTGCCGTTCAGTCCTTGTGTGAAGGCGAACTTGCGTTGTGTGGTCTGTTCGTTGGCATGGAGCCAGTCGCGCAGAAGGTAGCCTTCCAGCATCCAGATTTTGTTGCGAGCGTTTTCCAAGGCGATCTTCTTGCCAATCTCGGCGTTGAAGTTCTCAGGACTCGCGCACGCTGACTCACCAGTCACGGTGAACCCGTTGCGTAGCACCAGCACGCAGAAGGTCAGCAGACCCAACGCAGATTCGTACACGGCAGATGGGCAATAGTTGGCGTTCTCTTCGCCTGTAACACCGTTTTCAGCGGTGAAGAAGTACGCACTGACGATCTGCTCGTCGATGTGCTGTGGGGTTATACGGGGTGCGTTGAGACCCTTGGCTTTGATTTCTTGCTCGATGGCTTGTTCAGTCATGTGATATCTCCAGAGAAAAAGAAGGGGCCGAAGCCCCATGTTGAATTTGACTTGCTACAGGATTACAGCAGGTCGTCGTCACCATCTTCGCTGCCTTCAGGCATGGCCTGCTCGTAAGCGGCGATGGCTGTAGCGTAGTCATCTTCGTCCATCTCGCTTGGCTTACCCAGCTTCTTAGCCAGCTTCAGGTAGGCAGGCTTGTCAGCAGCAATCAGCGCCTTGGCTGCTTCGTTCACTTCGTCCAGGGTAGGACCAGCCTTCTTTGCCTTGCCCTTGGCTGCTGGCTTCTTGGCAGGGGCTTCGTCTTCTTCGTCGATGAATTCCTGTGCCTTGTCCAACAGCTCTTGGTACTGGCTTTCGTCCACGTCGCCGAGCTTGCCTGCACCCACGGACTCAAGCGCTTCGACCATCTTGTCCTTGCCCTTGGCTTCCACCAGCTCCTTGAGCTTGGCACGCACTTCGTCGATGGTCAGGTCCGATTCCGCTGGCGCTTCCGCTTTCTTGGCAGCGGGTTTGCTGGCTGCTGGCTTGGCAGCGGACTTGCTTCCGCGTACAGGTTTCGCAGCCGGTTCATCTCCATCGCTATCCTCTGCACTGCCACTGCCTGCCCGAAAGGTGCCAGCCAATGCCATGAAAGCCTCGCTGATGGCGTCGAGTTGCTCAGCGACCTTCTTGCTATTGATACTCATATTCATACACTCCTGAAACACAGCCTGAATGCCGAGGCTGCTAGCGGCTTGGGTAATTGTCGTTGCACCGTCTGGGTTGATGCTCCACCAGCACGGATGCCCAGATAGCTTGAGCGCTGCCTTGTCACGCCACACACTCTTCGTGACGTCACCGAGCTGCTGCCATGTTGGTGCCACGAGGGTGTTCGCTGCGTACAGCACTGCCCCCTGCTGGTCCAGTTGCGATGCGGTGTACCGTTGGGCTGCCCGCATGGCTGCACGATGCAGGAGGCCCATTTAGGCTGCTACTGCCTTCTTGCTGGCACGGGTAAGGGCCTTCAGTGGGGTATCCCCTACCACCTTCAGTGCTGGCTTGCGTGCTGCCACAACAGCAGCCTTGAAGTCTTCCGTTGCGCTGGTGATATCCTGACCCCACTCAGCAGCCTGTACGATACCCTTGGCGATAGGCCAGATCATCTGCATGAAGGACTCACGCTCGTCAGCCATCAACGCACGGAACTGCTCAGACAGAACCATCGCTGCTGTTTCCTTGGGCTTGCGTGCGGCACGCTGGTCAGCCTTCAGGCCCTTGCCAGTATCAGGCAACCACTTGATAGGGTCTTCACCTTCGTCGTCTTCGTCTGTATCGCTACCATCGGTATCACGCGCCACGCCACCAGTACGACCCATGTCGAACACACTGTTGGTGAGGGTACTCACGTCCACGTCGGTCTTGGGCTTGGCACGCAACAGGCCAGCATCTTCCAGCTCTTCCTTGAGCATACCACGGGTGAAGTCAGACTCCATCTCAATACGCTTGATGATCTTGGTGTTCTTGCTGTCTATGGTCTTCAGCAACAGGGTGATGACCTCGTTGGATATACCCAGCTTCTTGCAGGCTTCACGCTGGGTGATACCGTGGTCGCGGTGCAGTCGCGCCCCAACGAGCGCACGTTGCAGGCTGCTGAGCTTGCGACGCAGCACGTTACAGGAGGCGATATACCCTGCTGGGTCCTTGCCCTTGTACTCGATGAACTTCAGCTCGCTGCCTGTACGCTTCGCAGCACGGTAACGGTGCCAGCCATCCAGCACCATACCTTCGTACAGGGAGGCAGGGAACAGGATGCCACGCTCTTCAACGTCGGCGCAGAAGGCGTTGAACTCTTCGTCGTCCATACCACCGGGCATGAGCGCCAGCGCGACTGGGTGTTGTTTGTATTCGGGGAGGGTGTAGAGGCTAGCTGACATGGTTGATAATCCTTGATTCACGTTGTTGTTAGGTCCGTGAAAGGGCTACCGAGGCTGTACCACGGTTCCTTTCACTTGCGTATTTTAACCTGACGCGCAGGGTATTTTTCAAACTATCGCGGCATGCGGTCCTGGATGCGCTGCCTGTTGGTTGCAAGGGCTTCTTCAGTGGGGTGCCAGCACTGCCACCAGCTAGCAGGCATTCGGGGCAAGACAGGCACGCTGGAATACTGAGGCTTCCACCCACGGGCACGCATCTCCAGGTAGATAGTGTCGAACCGTTGCGCCAGCCACTCCAGCCGGGTGTAGAAGAACTTCACGTGACCCTTGCCCAGCAGGTACTCTTGGGGGTGCGTTGCGGGGTCTTCACCCCGTTGGTAAGCAGCGTAGGCCAGCTTGAAGACACGGGGGAGCTCACGGTATTCAGCCCCCAGATGCTTGTCGTGCAGTTCGCTGGGAGGGACGCAGTTGATGCGGGTCATTTAGGCCACCACGCAGAAGTTGAAATGTGCCATCGCTTGCAAAGCACGCTCGCCGATGAACACTGGGAAGAACCGACCTTCCGGTGTGGTCTGCAAGATGTACGTCAGGTTGGAGCAGTACTCAGCATCAGCCGGGAACACCTTGAGCACTGCCTTCACAGCGTTCTCGGCGCTGGCGTAGGTCTTAGTCGGTGTGAGGGTGATGAGGCGGGGGCCTGTTGCGGTGATCATGGTGCGGTTCCTTTCAGTTGGGTTGCAGATTATTTCCAAGCACGAGCCACGATGGTCCAGCCGTTCTTGCGTGCGGTGCGTGCCGAGCAGACAACAGCCTGACCGTCTTGTGTGTAGCAGGCGCAAGGGCGAGCACGGTTGGAAGCGAACATGGCTTCTGCAGCAGCTTCGATGTTGGAGGACACGAAGGTGGGGACGAGCTTGGTAGATGTTGACATGATGTGGTTCCTTGAAAAACGTTGTTGATGGAGTTAATGTCGAGGCTTTCAAGAACTCTTCCAAGACCTTTCTGAAAAGACCCTTCAACGCGGTAGGGTATTCAAGACCAGCAGGCGAAAAAGAAGCCCCCAGAGGCGTGAACCAGTGGGGGCTTGAAGGGCGAGAGATCTCAACCCAAGGGAGACAACTGACAACATCAACGTAAATCAAGTTGTTGCGCTACAGCAGGCCACTTCGCCGAAGGAGTGTGAAAGGAACCAAAGCCACTGGCCTACATCAGCGCAACGGGACGTAGTTTGCCACACATGCGGCTACCGACGGTATCAAGGTGGTTCAGTGAGTACTCCATGGAGCACACGGTTACAATGGCCCTTCCCCCAACTTAGGATTCACACATGACAGCAACGCCTTACAGCGTCGTGCGTGAAGGTGGCGTGACCAACAAACACGTTACATCTTCTCCAGACGACGCTACCCTGCATCAACTATACCTCCACCACAAAAAGCCTGTCGAGATACCCATCAGCGTCGAGGAGTACCACTCGATGCCAAAAGCCAAACGCAGCAAGCTGAAGATGAGTCTGCCGTACTTCGTAGGCGCTGTGATGGACCCTCCCCAGCGTCGAGACGACAACGTCACTCACCGCACGCTCATCACGCTGGACATCGAGCAGACCGAGGACACGCCTCACCCTCCACCAGCACCAGCAGACATCGCTGAAAAGCTACGTGACATAGGTAGCGAAGGATGGGTCTACACCAGCATCAGCCACACAACGGAGCAGCCCCGTTACCGTGTTGTACTACCCCTAGGACGGTTCATAGAAGGCTCTGCCGCTACAGCCACGCTGAAAGCCACCACGCACCATGCAGCCCGGAAGCTGGGTATCGACGAATGGCTGGACGACAAGTCCTGGACCCTCAGCCAACCGATGTACATGCCAGCGAAGCTGGAAGACAGTGAGTTCAAGCAGTGGTACGTGAAGGGTAAAGCGTGGGCACCACAGAAGCCCACAGAAGCCAAGGAACGCAAGGCAGGCGCGCCAGCAGACATTCCTGATGAGCGCCCAGACTTCATCTTGCAGGCCATCAAGCAAGCTGGCATCTACCTACGGGAGAACCCTGCCCACAAGGGTATGCACTTCATCACGTGCCCACACGTTGAGCTCCACACCACCACCAACGAAACCAAGACTGCCTACTACGAAGCGCACTTCGATGGCAACCCAAGACCAGCGGTCAAGTGCATGGGTACAGGCCCTGACTCACATGGGCACGCTCACCTCACCTATGCGAGCCTCGTGCGCTGGCTCAAGGATAACGGGCACCTGACGCAAGATCAGCAGTCGCAAGCAGGCGTGATGGACGACTTTGATACGTTCGACAACAAGGCTGACATCAGCACGCTGTTGGACGCACCGTTCGTTGAGCGTGACTGGGCAGTAGAGCGCTTCGCCCCCGTAGGTAAGGTCACCGTCGTGGGTGGACCCGGCGGTGTGAGCAAGTCCATGCTCCTGTTGCACATCCTGGTTCATGCTGCTATGGGGCAGACGTGGCACGGGTTCCAGCCTCGCAAGCCACTGCGTAGTCTGTTCGTGTCCTATGAGGACGACAGTAACGACCTACGGGGCAGGCTGATGGATATCACGGGTGCGCTGGCCGAAACAGACAACGGCACGTTCGATATGTTGCACGACGTCAACGGCACGGTGCGCAAGAACCTGTTCGTGTACTCAGCGGACGACGAGCCCTCTGCGTGGCTCCTGCTCACCAAGCCAGACCGCTTCGGTGCTCCAGAGCGCACCCAGCGTGTGCAGTGGCTCGTAGACTGGTTGAAGTCACGCAACATCCGCGTCCTCGTGCTTGACCCTGCTGTGTACACCCACCAGCTCGAGGAGAACGACATCGCTGACATGGCGCAGTACATGCAGACCCTCGGCTACATTGCCAAGCACGCTCACTGTGCTGTTGTGGTACTGCACCACATGAACAAGGCTGGAGCGTGGGCACAGCTTGACGACATCAACCAGAGTAGCCTGCGTGGTGCCTCCTCCTTCGCAGACAACGCTCGTTCGGTGGTGGCTATGGTCTCCATGCCTGTGAAGGATGCCCCTGCCTATGGCTTACCCCCTGACCATGAGACCCTCAGCAAGTACGTGGTCTGCAAGCACGTGAAGCACAACTACAGCGCACCCATGCCCATGCAGATATTCGAGCGCAAGGGCAGGCTCCTCATCCCTCGCCCTGACATCACGAAGCTGGACAGTGCGCAAGTGGTTGAGGCACGCGAGAACCTCAAGCAGGAAGAAGTACTCAAGCGAGTAAGAGCATGGGCACCCCGAGTGCTCCAAGTCCTGGCCGATCACGACGGTGCAGTCAGCCAGAACCAAGTCAGCGCACAGCTCAACAGCAAGCCAGCGCTGATGAAGCAGGTGTTGGAGTGGTGCGAGGAGCAGGACTACGTTGAGATCACCGATGGACCAAACCGTAGCAGGCTCCACGAGCTCACCCGTGTAGGTAAGCAGTACCTGAAGCAGCAGAACAAAGGAGCCAAGTGATGAACACCAACGCAATAGACGCAATGGGCTTCTTGGCTCAGCTCGCTGGCCTGCCCCAAGACCAACACGGTCAACGGTGCGCAGTTATGGCGGAAGAACACAAGGTTGCAGTCGGGTATTCCCTAATCCATGGATGGGTTATCTTGAAAGGAATTAGCCATAAACGCGTCCTGGTTTGCCTGTCCGAGGAGGGTCTTTTGGCCGTTCGTATGTATCAGCGCGGGTACTCTCAGGTGCTCCACGGGAGTACTCCCTAGATTACCCAAAAGCGGTGAGTACTCCCACGTTGCTTTTAAAGCACGTGGAGTACCACCACTGCCATGTTTGTGTACTCCTGTGCTCCAATGGTGTTTATTCAAATAACACGGTAGTCTTACTGTCCGAGATGCAGACCATTACTGCATATTCACCTTATTCCACAGTATCAATTCACGTCTTCTCTTCTCTTATTCCCTGTCGTCGTTCTCTGCGAGCACCCACACGGCACGATACACTTGGCGTCTTGTTTTTCTCAATGGAATAATCACATGGGACTCGGTGCTCGAAAACCCCTCGGAAAAGAAGCTGCGAAGAAACCCGCTGCTCCAGGTCATGGAGGCGTTCGTGCTGGCCAGGGTCGGCCTCCTGGAGCAGCAGCCGGACGCTCGAAGAAGATAGCCAACGACATCGCTGAAGGCAAGCGCTTCGTCGAAGAAGGCCACGATGGTTCAGCCCTGCCTGCTGATGCCACGCCTCTGGACGTGATGATGATGGCTATGCGCAAGGCGTACGTCCAGGGAGGCTCAATCGCTGCCTTCCCCTACGCTGAGAAGTGCGCACCCTACATCCACGCACGGATAGCTCAGATTGAGTTGAAGAACCCCGACGATGGCAAGCCCTTCACCATAGCGTTCAAGTGGCAAGGTGAAGAGTGAACCACCACGCTATCCCGTGGTATCCAGGACGCGACTCAACCCGCTGGTGCTGGACAGTGCGTGCGCTGATGGGACGCAACCTGCTACCATCGGTATCGGCTAGCAGCCTCGGTATCCATCCACCCTACACTACCCCCTCACCCACATGACCGCAAAGCAGCCAGCGACCGATTTGAAGGTCGTTACCATCCCCTACAAGCCTCGTGCTGCCTTCCTGCCATACCACAAGGCACCAGAGCGCTTCGCCATGAGCGTGGCTCACCGTCGTGCAGGCAAGACCGTGGCACGTATCAACAAGCTGGTGCGAGCTGCTGCTACGTGCGAGAAGCCTGACCCACGCTTCGGCTACCTAGCTCCCTACTTCGTGCAAGCCAAGGACATCGCCTGGAACTACCTGAAGCACTACTCAGCAGCCATCCTGGACGTGAGGGGGCCATACAAGGCGAAGAAGAACGAGTCAGAGCTGTCTATCACCATGCCCCACAACGGGGCAGTCATTCGCCTGTACGGTGCTGAGAACGCTGACCGCATGCGTGGTCTGTACTTCGATGGCGTGGTGGCTGACGAAGGCCAGGACATAGCACCCAGCGTGCTGACCAGCGTGATCATCCCAGCTCTGGCTGACCGCGAAGGCTGGCTGGACATCAGTGGCACGCCGAAGGGATGGGGGAACCTGCTGGGTGCCACGTACAAGCGTGCTCTGGCCGACAACGATGCCAACACCCTGCTCAGCGTTCCACCAGAGTGGTTCATCCAGGTGCTGAAGGCCAGTCAGACAGGCATCCTCCCTGAGGGCGAGCTGGCACGCCTGCGGAAGCTGATGCCTACCAACGAGTACCTGCAGGAGTTCGAGTGTGACTTCGACGCTGCCATCACGGGTGCCTACTATGCCAAGGAGATCGCTGACGCTGAGTTCGATGGTCGTATCACCAGCGTGCCGTACGACAAGTCGGTGAAGGTAGACACGTGGTGGGACTTGGGCATCAGCGACAACATGGTGATCTGGTTCGTGCAGCTCGTGGGCAAGGAGATACGGGTTATCGACTACTACGAAGCATCAGGCTTCGGGCTTGACCACTACGCACGAGTGCTCACCGACCGGAACTACCTGTACGGCACACATTGGGGTCCACACGACATCATGCATCGTGAGATAGGTACAGGCAAGTCACGTATCGAGACTGCCTCCAAGCTGGGTATCGAGTTCAGCGTAGCACCCAACATCCCTGTGAAGGATGGCATCGACGCAGTGCGTATGACTATGAACCGCATGTGGTTCGACAAGCGCAAGACCGCCACTGGCCTGGACGCCCTGAAGCAGTACCAGGAGAAGGTCGATGAGAAGCGGGGCATAAGCCTAGGCCCTCTGCATAACTGGGCTTCACATGGTTCTGATGCCTTCCGCATAGGTGTGGTAGCAACAGAAGAGCCCCGTATCCGCGAGCGCATGGAAGAGCGCGAGAATGCTGGTATTGTCACAAGCGGTGGCGGATGGATGACCTGATGAACAAGGAGAAACATATGAAGACCGGACCCCGTTCCGTTGGTGCTGCCTCACTGCGTATTCGCCAGTGCCCAGCGCTGCCCCCTGCACTCCAGAAGACCACACGGGAGATCGTGAACGTCGAGACCACCTTCGCCGAACAGGGCAAGGGCTACGCTACCACGCTGATGCACAAGGTCTGCCGTGAGGCTGACGCTGCTGGCCTCGTGCTGGTGTTGACCCCTCAGCCTTGGGGCGACAACATGAACCTGAGCAAGCAACAGCTCGAAGAATGGTACGCACGTAGCTTCGGCTTCTGCGTTATCCAGACGGAGCCCATGACCCTCATGGCACGTATGATCAACGGCACACCCAAGGCGATGGAGCTCACGCACCTAGCCGCATCAATCTATTGCATGAAGGAACCTACGAAATGAGCAGCACCCCAGACCAGACCCAAGTCGACCACGACAAGCAGGCCGACACGAAGGATGATGCAGCCATCATCGCCGAGTGTATGGACCGCATGCGTATCAGCATGGCAGCAGACGGTGAGAACCGCACCAATGGTCTTGACGACCTTGCCTTCCTGAAGGGCGACCAGTGGGACGAGCGCATCAAGCAGCAGCGTGCTCTGGATGGCCGACCCTGCCTGACCATCAACAAGCTGCCTACATCACTGCATCAGGTGACCAACAGCCAGCGCCAGAACGTACCGAGCATCAAGGTTCACCCCACGAACGATGACGATAAGAAGGTGGCTGAAGTGGTGCAGGGTGGCATCCGCCACATCGAGTATGCCAGCAACGCCGACGTAGCCAAGGATACAGCGGTCAACAGCGCAGCAGCCATCGGCTTCGGATACTTCCGCCTCATCACCGACTACGTGTCACCTGATAGCTTCGACCAAGAGATTCAGTTCAAGCGCATACGGAACCCGTTCACCGTGTACATGGACCCCGGATGCATCGAGATTGATGGCTCTGACCAGCAGTGGTGCATCCTGTCGTCGAAGCAGGCACGTACCGAGTTCGTGCTGGAGCACCCCAAGGCAGACCCCTGTGACTTCGGCGTGGTGCGTGGCCTAGGCGACCGCTCCAACGACTGGATCACCGATACCGAGGTGCGTGTGGCCGAGTACTACCGTATCCACAACGAAGCAGTGGAAGTGGTGCTGCTCAGCAACGGCGAAAGCGGGTACAAGGACAAGCTCATCGAGATGCCTGAAGGCGTCACCGTAGTCAAAACACGCAAGAGCCTGCGTCCAACAGTGCAGTGGTTCAAGCTAAGTGCTATCGAAGTGCTGGAGCGTGCTGACATCCCATGCAAGTGGATTCCGGTGTTTCCAGTGGTGGGTGATGAGATTGACCTGGATGGCAGGGTGTACCGTAGCGGCATGATCCGCAATGCGAAAGACCCTGCTCGCATGTACAACTACTGGATGACCAGCGCAACGGAGCAGGTCGGCCTCATCCCCAAGGCCCCGTTCATCGGTGCTGAAGGTCAGTTCGAGGGACACGAGTCCAAGTGGCGTGAAGCCAATGTGCGTTCGTTCCCGTACTTGGAGTACAAGCCCAAGACCCTCGCTGGCCAGCTTGCACCCCCTCCCCAGCGTCAGCACATGGCAGATGTACCTACTGGTGTACTGGCAATGGCTGCACACGCCAGCGACGATATCAAGAGCACCACTGGCCTGTTCGATGCCTCGCTGGGTGCCCGGTCCAACGAGACCAGTGGCGTGGCTATCGGTCGCCGTGACCGTCAGGGTGAAACAGCCAACTACCACTACATCGACAACTTGAACACCACACTGCGTCACGTGGGTCGTTGCATCCTGAACATGTGGCCGAAGGTGTACGACGGTACTCGCACCATGCAGATCATGGGCATGGATGGCAAGGTCAAGTCGGTGGAGGTGAACAAGCCTACCGTTGAGCAGGACGAGACAGGGCAGGCAGTTGAGAAGCTGATGAATGACATGTCCAGCGTAGCCAACTACGGTGTGACCATCAGCGTGGGTCCGAGCTACGATACCCTGCGCCAGGAAGCAGTGGATGGCATGATCCAAACAGCCAAGAGCTGGCCGAAGCTGATGGACGTAGCAGGCGACAAGATCGTGCGCTCTATGGACTGGCCTATGTCGGAGGAAATTGCTGACCGTATCGAGAAGACCATGCCCCCTGAGCTCCGTGATGACGAAGGTGGTGAGGGCACCGATGCCAACATGGTGGACACGCCGAAAGGCCTCATGCCCAAGGATCAGGTCGGCCCCATGCTGGCGCAGATGGACCAGCAGATGCAGCAGATGGGCAAGGAGCTGTCTGATGCCAACACGGGCATGGACAAGGCTCGTTTGCAGGCTGAGACCCAGATTACTATCGCCAAGATCAACGCTGAGAGCAAGGAAGACGTCGAAGAGCTCAAGGGCATGATTCAGATGCTGCTGGTCAAGATGCAACCCCCTCCCGCACTGGTCGCCGATGTCTCAGCAGACCTTGCCGAGGACGATAACAATGCGTCTCAATCTATTACTCGTCCTGCAGGATACCCCCCTGCAGATCAGGCGCAACAGGGTGCCCCTACCGGAGTGGCTGAATCCGGGCCGGAGATCGCGCAATGATCGTGCCAGAAACCACACAAGTCGAGCAGTCAAGCCAAACGGAAGCCCCGAAGATTGAGACAACGACAATCTCGTTCGATCAGCCTGAGCAGGCCCCCAGGGTAGAAGCAGCTCAAACCGAAGACGTAAAGGTCGAAGAGCAGTCCGAAGAAGACCAGCAGAACGACCGGGACGAGAAGGGACGCTTCAAAGGCGTTCAGCCTCGTATCGACGAACTCACCCGTGCTCGCCGTGAGGCTGAGCGTGAGGCATCGTACTGGCGAGGAATCGCCCAACAGGGTCAGGCGCAACAATCGGCTCCGGCTGCGCCCACAAAGCCTACCCCTGACAAGTACGACGACTACGGTGACTACGTTGAAGCCTTGACCGATTGGAAGACCGAACAGGCAGTGGCGAAGCGTATGGAACAGGACAGTACCCGCAAGGTTGCTGAAACCCGAAGCCAGACCTTCGCAGAACGTCAGGTCGCCACTCGTGCCGTGTTGCCAGACTACGATGCAGTGGTGGGGGCCTCAGAAACCCCCATAGCTAACCACGTAGGCGAAGCACTCATGGAAAGCGATCGGGGACCAGAGCTGGCCTATCACTTCGCCAAGAACCCGGATGTACTGCAGAGCCTCAACGGTATGACCCCCATGCAAGCCGCTCGCGAGATCGGTAAGTTGGAGGCTACGCTCCCGACCAAGACGGCTCCGGTGGTGCCAAGCAAGAAGCTCAGCACCACTCCAGCGCCAGCGAGCACCACGGTGACGCAGGGTCGTGCTACTCAGCCAGCGTTGGCAACAGCCAGCATGGGTGAATACATGGCTCAACGCAAGTCCCAAGGCGCTCGCTGGGCGCAGTAACCAATCTGTAATCTGAAGGAATTTCAACATGACGAATACTCTTGTCACCTGCTCCATCGTTGCCAAAGAATCACTGGCAATTCTGGAAAACATGGTCGCATTCGCGGGCATGGTCAATCGCGACTGGGAAGATGAGTTCACGGGCAACCAATCCCGTGGCTACTCTCCTGGTCAAACCATCAACATCAAGCGTCCTCCTCGCTACACATACCGTTCTGGTCGTGTTGCAGCACCTCAAGCAACGGTTGAAACCACAACTCCGTTGACCCTGAGTCAAGGTGGTTGTGACCTGAACTTCACTTCGTTGGAACGCACCCTGTCCCTTCAGAAGCTCGAAGACAAGCTGCAAGCTGCTCTGGCTACTGTTGCCAACGAGATTGATCGTCAGGGTTTGACCCTCGCGCGTCAGGCTACGTTCAACACCATCGGCACTCCAGGCACGCTGCCTGCAACCCAAGCTCTGGCGCTCGCCGCTATCACTGGTGTCAACCAGCGCCTGGACGAGATGGCTGCTCCTCGCGACAAGCGTCGTGGTCTGATCATGTCTCCTGCGCTCAACGCTGCGACCATCCAAGGTTTCGCAGGGTTGTTCAACAGTGGCGACAAGATCAGCAAGCAGTTCGGCTCCGGCATGATGGTTGACTCACTTGGTCTGGCTTACGCCATGGACCAGAACGTTGACACCCACACCAACGGTACGCAAGCTGTTGCAGGCACAAACGTGAACGGTGCGAACCAAGTGGGCTCCGCTATCACCGTCGTGGGTCTGGGCGGCACGATCACTCGTGGCACCAAGATCACCCTCCCCGGTGTGTTCGCGGTCAACCCTCAGTCTCGTGTGTCCACTGGCGTGCTGGCGCAATTCACCGTGACTGCTGATGTGGCTGCTGCTGCTGCGAGCATCCCGATCAGTCCTGCTATCGTGACCTCTGGTGCCTTCCAGAACGTGACTGCATCGCCGACCGCTGGTCAGCCTTTCGTTATCTTCGGTACTGCCTCTGGCTCGTACCAAGCGAACGTTGGCTTCCACAAGGATGCCTTCACGCTGGCGATGGTGCCAATGTGGGCTCCTCCTGGTGGCAAGGGCGTCATCGACGTGGCTCAGGAAACCTACAAGGGCTTCACCGTGAAGGTCACCGAGTTCTATGACGGTGTCAACGACAACAGCATCATGCGTCTTGACGTGCTGTTCGGTTGGGCTGCAACGTACCCTGAGCTGTCTTGCCTGTACGCGACTTGATCATGTGAGGGGGCTTCGGCTCCCTCCTGTCTGAACTTCACCAACTCCAAGGAATTCAATCATGGTTCTTCTTTCTCGTGCATACGCTGGCTACTTGGCTGGCACCATCGTTCAGCTCCCGGCCTCGGTCGAAGCTGCCCTCGTTGCTCAAAATCTGGCTACCGTGTCGGCAGGCCCTGTGACTCCTGGTGCCGTGACAACCACGATGCCCGGTGGTCGTGTGGGTATCGCCGCTGCTGGCACTTCCGTTGTGGTTACGAACCCAGCGTTCACCACAGAGACCAAAGTCGCTGCAACTTTGTCAAACGCTGCTGCTGACGGTACTGCTCTGTACATCACCCGCATCACTCCTGCTGCTGGCTCGGTAACGTTCGCCCTGAACGCTGCTGCCACTGCTGCTGTCGCGATTGATTGGGCAGTGCTTGGACCATTCGGTGGTCTGACTAACCTCAGCTAACTTCGGCTGCTACAACCATTGGGTTAACCCCCTAAAGGGGTTATAACCCTAGGTCTGTAGCAGTGTTGCACCCTTCACACACGGAGAATACACCATGTACCCTCAATGGATCACTCGCGCCCCCGGTATCGGGCCTGTCCTCGTCCAGAACGAGAAGGAAAAGACTCAGCTCCTCGAAGACTGGGAAGTTGAGCAACTCGAAATCGCTGAGAAAGCTGCTGCCGAAGCCAAGGCTGTTGCGCTCGCTGCCAAGGCTGACGCTGAAGAGTCTGCAAAGCTGGCGATCAAGGCCAAGAACGGCAAGTAACCCCGATACACTCGGTATCGGTTTGCGTGGTTTTGGGGCTTTGTTGGCCCCAAACCTATGCCAGCCCCTAGCCAAGGACCCAAAAACGTAGCCTACGATGGTTTTTGCCCTTCGCCCGCATGTCTTAACCCCCTAGGAGGTACCAAATGCCCAGCGGTATCGTAGTTTCAGACCTCATACGGTCATCCATGCGCCTCATAGGTGCTATCGCCACTGGTGAAACCCCAACAGCAGACGAAACCGCTGATGGCTTGCTGGTGCTCAACGACATGCTGGAGAACTGGTCCACAGAAACCCTGTCGGTCTGGGGTTCCAGCAACCAAACGTTCAACCTCGTTGCAGGCCAGCGTACATACACGATCGGGCCTGCTGGTGACTGGAACACCACACGACCCCAGAACATCGATGACTCCTACTGCACGTTCAGCGGTGTGGACTTCCCTGTGAAGGTCATCAGCCAAGAGATGTACAACGAGATCAACCTGAAGTCCATGGCTCAGCCTATCGTAGAACGCATGCTCTACGTGAACGAGTTCCCGCTGGGCGTCGTTACTGTGTGGCCTGTGCCTACTCAGGCGCTCCCCATCACGCTGACCATGAACCGTATCCTGAGCTTCCCCGTGCTGGCAACCGATACGTTGACAGGGCCTCCCGGCTTCTTGAAAGCCATACGGTACTGCCTTGCAGTGGAGTTCGCCCCTGAGTTCGGTGTGGAAGCAAGCCCAACAGTGATGGCTGTCGCTGCTGATTCCAAGGGCGATTACAAACGTTCGAACCTACCTCTGCTGGAATCTGCCTGTGATGCAGCTCTGACAGTACCTCAGGTAGCACTCTACCAACGGGGGTACTGATATGTCGCAGTTTCCATTCGTTGGAGCCAGCTACGCTGCTCGCAGTGCTTCGTTCGACGCAGAACAGTGCATCAACCTATGCCCTGAGACAGGCACCCCAACGAGTAAGTCTGTCGTGATGCTGCTGGGTACGCCCGGTAAAAGACTCTGGTCCACGTTGTCAGGTAGTCGAGTCCGGGGACTGATCAAGATCAATGATGGCGTCGCTGTCGCTGTCGTCGGGTATAACGTGTACAAGCTGGATGCACTAGCCAACGGCACGCTGATAGGCACAATCGACTCACAGACTACCCCTGTTGGCATGGCGAGCAACGGAACCGTGGTTATGCTGGTAACAGGCCCAAACGGGTTCATCGTAGATACTGCTGCGAATACTGTTACTCAAATCACTGACCCTGACTTTGTGGGGGCAGACACGGTCCAGTTCATCGATGGTTATTTTGTGTTCAACAAGACAGGTACTGGACAATTCCAGATAACACAACTCTACGGCACTGACATTGATGGTTTAGATTTCGCCACTGCTGAGGGCGCTCCAGACATACTGCTGTCCCTGCTGGTGGACCACAGGGAAATATGGTTGTTCGGTGAAACCAGTACCGAAGTATTCTTCAACAGTGGTAACGTGGACTTCCCGTTCGAACGCATCAACGGAGCGTTTATCGAGCAGGGTTGCGCTGCGAAGTTCAGCCCTGCTAAGATGGACAACACCGTGTATTGGCTCACCGCAGATGAACGTGGTCAAGGCACCGTGCAACGAGCGCAAGGGTACAGCCCCCAACGTGTGAGTACTCACGCACTCGAATACGCCTTGGGGCAGATGCCTCGTATCGACGATGCTGTATCGTACACTTATCAGCAGGAAGGCCACTCGTTTTATGTGCTGAACTTTCCTACTGCTCAGAAGACGTGGGTCTACGACGCTGCAACGAATCTATGGCATGAACGCGCATGGCGTGACCCGTCGACAGGCACGTTGAAGCAAGATAGAGCTATATGCCAGATGGCCTTCGCGGGTGAAACGATCGTTGGTGACTGGGAAACAGGTAATCTCTACGTGCTCGACCTGGACTACTTTACCGACAACGGAGACCTCATCAGCCGCGTGCGATCCTGCCCCCATACCTCGGACCAGAGCTACAGATACCAATTCTTCGACTCACTACAGGTGGATATGCAGACTGGTGTGGGGCTGTCTTCTGGGCAGGGTAGTGACCCACAAGCGATGCTTCAATGGTCTACTGACGGTGGGTACTCCTGGAGCAACGAGCTCTGGGCCTCCATCGGCAAGATAGGCGAACGTCGTAGCCGGGTGAAGTGGCGTAGGCTCGGTCGTAGTCGTGACCGTGTGTTCAGAGTAGTAATCACAGACCCTATACGGGTGGCAATAGTCGGGGCCAGCGTACAAGTCAGGACAGGTACATCATGAATGAAGCTTTGCGTTTCGTCCCCCCACGAGTACAGCTCGTTGACCCACGCACAGGTATGATATCCCGTGAGTGGTATCTGTTCTTCCAAGGGGTTTTCAACCGTGTTGGTGGTGCTGACGGGGTAAGCACTACGGAACTGGAAGCCAGCCTGTTCGAAGACGCAGGCAACAGCGAAACAAACGCCATGTTGTTCAACGTAGAAGACGCAGCAGGCCAGAACCCCCAAGGTCAATATCCTGATGCTCAGACAGATACTTCCCAGGACCCATACCAACGAGAAGCGCAGGTAGACAATATCACCGCTGAGTTGTCAGCCCTGCAAGACCGGGTAGCCGAACTGGTAAAAGAGCTGGATTCTATCAAACAAGGTATTCTCATTTAGGAGCACTTCATGACCGTAACTGCAAAAGCACTATTCGAACCTCTGCAAGCACAGAACGCTGAAACCACTCAGTACACTGCCCCAACGGGCACCCGGACTATAGTCGATAAGTTCACAGGCACAAACACAACCACGGCTGTCGCTACATTGACTGTGAAGTTGGTCGCTTCTGGGGGTGCTGCTGCTGCCACCAACACAATCGTTTCAGCCAAGACGCTGCAACCCGGCGAGGCGTACACATTCCCTGAAGTGGTGGGGCATGTACTGAATCCTGGTGACTTTATCAGCACCCTCGCTGGGACTGCTGCTGCGATTACCATCCGCGCAAGTGGACGGGAGGTAAGCTGATGCCCCACTACGACGAAGCTCGAGGACTGTTGAGCGACATATCGAAGCAGAGTGCTACGTTGGTAGCAGACGATACTCACGCCGCGACGAGCAAAGCAACTCCAGTGGACACTGACGAGGTCCCACTGGTGGATAGCGCTGCTTCGTTCTCGTTGAAAAAACTGACGTGGGCCAACATCAAGGCGACTTTGGCAGCATGGATCGCAGGCAACTTGATACCTGCCAGCTTTACGTCGGTGACAACCTCTGGAACAATCCAAACCGACAACGCACAGTATGTCAAGTCAAAAAACGCGACAGGAGTAGCGACTCGGATACTAGGAATCAGTGTAGGAAACGTCGTGTACGTCGGGTCTCTCGATACGACTGATGTACATACTCTGGTCGCTAGGTTGAGTGGCGTGGACCGTGTGATCACTGACGCAACGGGCGTGATCGTGTTCGGTGACATTACAACCTCTGGTGGGGCTATCCTACACAAGACACTATCATCTCTGTCCAATGGTGCAGGCGTAGCAGCAGGGACAATCCTAAACGCACCAGTAGCAGGAAACCCAACTAAGTGGATCGGTGTAAACGACAACGGGACAATCAGGTATATACCATCATGGTAAACGCGATCACTCTTAACCCCTCAGAAGTCATGCGAAACCTTGTGGTCGGAGGTGTTGGCGCTGCTGAAGCAACTATGCTCACGCACGAACAGTCCTACTGTCCGGTAAACCACTATTTCGGTCCAGGCATTTACATCCGTGAAGTATCCATGGCTGCTGGCATCTTCGCCATTGGGCACAAGCAGACCCAAGAGCACGTGAACATACTGCTCAAGGGCAGTGTGCTCATGATGAACGAAGACGGCACCACGCACCAGTTGAACGCTCCTATGATGTTCACAGGCAAACCCGGTCGCAAGATGGGGTATATCCTGGAAGACGTGGTGTGGCAGAACATATACGCGACAACCGAGCGTGATGTGCAGGTGCTCGAAAGTATGTTCCTGGATAAGTCTCCAGCATGGGTTGATGCGAACGAACTACGCATAAAGTCGGAGCACATACTGCATGAGCCAGACCGTGCTGATTTCGCTGATGTGCTGTTCCGGTCTGGGTTCTCTGCAGAAACCGTTCAGCGCCAGTCAGAGAACACCAGTGACCAGCGTCCCATGCCCGGTGGTGCGCAGAAGTTCAAACTAGGTCAGTCACCAATACACGGTACAGGGGTGTTCGCTACTGCCAACGTAACCACTCACGAGGTCATCGGGCCAGCAAGAATCGAAGGGTTGCGTACCCCGTTGGGTCGGTACACAAACCATTCCAAAACCCCGAACGCTTATATGCGGCTCCATGGTAGTGGTGATGTCAGCCTCGTAGCACTCAAGGACATTTCAGGCTGCAACGGTGGTCGAGACGGAGATGAGGTGACAATAGACTACAGGCAGGCTCTGCGCCTATCCGGAATAACCTGCTCAACTACAGGAGAACTAACATGAGCGGAATTGCAACAGCTATCGTAGGGTCTGCGATCATCGGTGGGGTAATGTCGTCCAACGCTGCTGGGGACGCTGCAGACGCACAGGTTCAATCATCTCAAGAAGCCAATGCCACACAGCTCCGGATGTTCGAGCAGAACCGGAAAGACCAGGAACCGTGGCGTGAAGCTGGTGTTTCTGCGTTGGGTCAGCTCAGTGCAGGCACAGCAGCAGGCGGTGACTTCAACCGTGATTTCACGCTGGCCGACTTTACCAAAGACCCCGGCTACGACTTTCGCATGCAACAGGGCCAACGAGGGTTGGATTCGAGCGCGGCTGCTCGTGGTGGCGCTCTGAGTGGCGCTGCAATCAAAGCATCTGAACGGTACAGCCAGGACTACGCTTCCGGTGAATACCAGAACGCCTACAACCGATTTAACGCTGACCGCACAGCACGGTTCAACCGTCTGTCTTCTATCGCTGGTACAGGCCAGACCGCTACGAATCAGGTAGGTTCGCAAGGTGCGCAAGTGGCATCCAGCATCGCAGAGAACCAGATCGGCGCTGGTAACGCTCGTGCCAGTGGGTACATCGGGCAGGGCAACGCGATGAGCGGTGCAGCCAACACCCTCGGTAACTTCGCCATGAACAGCCAGTACATGAACCAAGGCACGAACCCCTATGCGTTCAGGCCAGCGCAGAGCAACAGCGTACAGTTGACAGACGGTACATCGTTCTACGGTTGAAAGGAAACACAACATGCCAGTAAATTCGTCAATCGCGATGTCGGGTCGCCAGTTCCAACTGGACAACCCCATCGACGTACAAGGCAAGGTCGCCACGTTGCGCCAGCTCGCAGGCCAGCAAGAGCTCCAGCAGATGCAAATCCAGCAAGCTCGACAGACCCAGGACCAGGAGCGCACGCTGGCTGATCTGTACAAGGGTAACGTCGGGCCAGACGGTACTATCAATCGTCAGGGCATGTTCACTGCTGCTGCTGAGCGTGGTCTGGGGGCGAAGATTCCAACCATGCAGAAGCAGTTCGCTGAAGCGGATAAAGCAACGGCAGACGTCAAGCACACGGGTGTTCAGACAGGTGAATTGGAGTGGAAGGTAGCCAAGAGCAAGATCGAAGCATCTGGTGCTGCCCTCAGCTCGCTGTTGGCTAACCCCAACACTACGCACGGTGAAGTCATCCAGACGATGGTGGGTCTGGTGAACCGAGGAATCGTAACCCCAGAGCAGGGGCAACAGGCTATCCGCGAGTTGCCCGGAGACCCCGTGCGTCTGCGTCAGTACCTCGTGCAGAAAGGTATGGAGGTCATGGAAGCTGGCAAGCGCATGGAGATGATGGCACCCAAGCGCACCGAGGTCAACGATGGCAAGACCACGCAGTTCGTTGACACGAACCCGTACACAAACCCTCAGGGTCCTGCACCCATCAAGATGCAGACCACTCCAGGCCAGGACCAGAGCAACGCTACGTCCGTACGTGGTCAGAACCTTGTCAACGCACGGGCACTGGACGCGAACGGTATCGCGCAGACTTCGGCACGCACGCAAGTCGTGGAAGGCCCTGATGGGTTCATGCTCATCGACAAGGGTACAGGTCTGGCTCGTCCTGCTGCTACGCTGAACGGTGCTCAGGTGCAAGGCAAGAACGTGGGTCTGAACGACGTGCAGTCCAAGGCCCTACTGTTCGGTTCCCGCATGCAAGCGGCTGAGAAGGTGCTGGGTGACATGGCGCTCCAAGGCACGGTGCGTCCTTCGGTTATGAAAAACGTCGTCGAGCGCATCCCTCTGGTGGGCGGAGCTGCTGGTGCTGCTGCCAACAACATGTCTTCACCACAACAACAGAAGGTCGAGCAGGCGCAACGTGACTTCATCAACGCCGTGTTGCGTCGTGAGTCTGGTGCTGCTATCGCCGAGTCGGAGTTCGAGAACGCTCGGAAGCAGTACTTTCCAGCCGTGGGTGATTCACAGGCGGTCATCCAGCAGAAGAGCCAGAACAGGCAGCTCGCGACGAAGGGCATCCTGGCTGAAGTGCCTGCCAAGCAGCGCAACTCTCTCGAACCCGGTGCGGCTGATGCCTCTGGCGTGCCAGACGACATCGCAGCCATTCTCAAGAAACATGGAGGCAAGTGATGGCTACCCAAGACGAAATCATTCAGGCTATCCGCGCTGCGGACAAGGCAGGCGATTCGGCCTCGGTGCGCAAGCTCGGTGCGTACCTGAAGACCCTGCCTGCTCAGGCTGCTCCTGCTGAGACCTACGACCCCACAGAGGGCATGAGCACCACGGACAAGTTCCTCGCAGGCACGGGCAAGGCGTTCGCTGATCTGGGTCGCGGTGTAGGTCAGATGGTGGGCCTCGTATCCCAGGAAGAAGTCGACGAAGCCAAGCGGCTGGACGCTCCGTTGATGCGCACCACTGCGGGCACCGTGGGTAATGCCACAGGCAACGTAGCGGCTGCTCTACCAACGGTGTTCATACCCGGTGCTCAGGGGCTTGCTGGTGCTGCCCTGACGGGTGCTGGTATGGGGCTTATCCAGCCTGTTGCCCGTGATGAGTCCCGGCTGAAGAACGTTGCTGTCGGCGCTACTGCTGGTGCTGGTGGCGTGGTGGCAGGTCGGGTGCTGGCTGCTGGTGCCAATGGTGCCAAGGCGCTGGTGGAGCCCTTTACAGACAAGGGTAGACAGGCCATTGCCGGACGTACCCTGGACCGATTTGGTGTTCAAGCGGGTGACCTTGCAGGCGTCAGCAACGCACCTACTGTCACAGGGGCTGTCCCAACGATGGCAGAACGGATAGTCCGGCCGGAAGGGGCTGCTGGTGCTGCTCGCCTGCAGGACTCGGTACGAAGCCTTGACCCAGAGATCGCCAATAAGTTCGTTGCTCGTGAAGTAGAGAACAACGCTGCTCGAGTGGGCACCTTGCGTGAACTGTCTGGTGAAGGTGGCGCACGTGACTTCGCTGAAGCCATGCGCAACGGCACAGCGAAGGAACAGTATGGCAAGGCGTTCGCTACCAAGATGGACATGAAATCCATGTCTGCAGCAGAACGCGGCGAGGTCACGAAGTTGATGCAAGTGCCAGCCATCAAGGACGCCATCAAAGCTGCGAAAGAAATCGCTGGTAACAACAGCCTGAACATCGGCAACCCCAACGGGAGCATCGAAGGTTTGCACCTGACCAAGCTGGCCATGGATGACGCTATCACCTCTGCCAGCAAGGGGGGCTCAGCCGTTGCGGTCAACAAGGCAATGTCTATCAAGACGGCACGTGACCGCCTTGTCAAGTTCATCGAGCGTATGGCTCCTGACTACGGTGACGCTCGCATGACCTACGCTGAGATGAGCAAACCGCTGAACCAGATGGACGTGGCTGATGCGCTGTTACGCAAGGGCACCAGCGCCACGAGCGATCTGGGGGGCACGCCTCGCCTGATGCCTGACAAGTTCGTCAGTCTGCTGAAGAACGAAGAAGCAACGGTGAAGGGCGCTACGGGACGTGACCTTGGCAAGCTCTCCGAGGTGCTTGACCCGGACCAGTTCTCCAAAGTGATGGCAGTAGGGCAGGAGTTGGATAAGGGTGCTGCTGTGGCTCGTGCTGCGAATGGTCCAGGCAGTGCAACGGCACAGCGTCTGGCTTCTCAGAACGTGTTGCGCCAGCTCCTCGGGCCTACAGGATTGCCTCAATCGTGGGCTGAATCCACGATGCTGAATACCGCTATGCGCCCGATTCAGTTCGCGTACAACGGTGTGGCGGAACCCAAGATTCAGGCAGTGCTGGCTGATTTGTTACTCGATCCTACCAAGGCTCGTGCTGCTCTGCAAGCTGCTCACACTGCACCACAGACGTTACCACAATCCGTGCGTGACGCTATCCCGTATTTGGAACAGGCTATGAAAGCCTCAATCCCGGCTGCTGCGCTCGCGGGACAACGGTAAGAACAGCAGTCGTTTGATTTTGCTATTTGGCATGCGTCTGCGCAATACCTCGACCGATACACGTATTGGGACGAGAATTGCAACTGCAATAAACGGTTTTAGGAAGATGGCTAGTAACATACTCATCGGAATATTTTTAACAGGAGTTCAGATATATGGCCGCACTACTGCCCGAAGGCAAACAGAGTTTCAACAACAGCGCTGGTGTCCCTCTCGTAGGTGGCAAGGTTTTTACCTACGACGCTGGCACCAGCACCCCTCGAGTCACGTACCAGGACGCAGCAGGCACCGTACCTAATACGAACCCGATTATCCTAGATGCTCGAGGGGAAGCCACAATCTTCTGGTCTGGTGGTGCATATAAAGTAGTTCTGAAGGATGCTTCGGACGGAACCCTCTGGTCGGTAGACAACATCATCGACGCTGCCGACCAGTTACGGGTCGAGATTGCAGGACCTTCTGGTACTGAGTCGGTTGGGTTCGTACAGACAGGAGTAGGTGCAGTCACTCGCACAGCACGGGAAAAACTTCGGGAGATCAAGTCCTTTGAAGACGTGGGGGGCATAGCGAGTAACACAGTCAATCAACTCGGGTTACTCAATGCAGCGCTGGCTCAATACTCGCACTTGGTTATCAATGGTAATGTCGCCATCAATCCACCACCACTACTTATACCCAGCAACACGACACTTGAGTTTCGCCATGGCGCGAAGATTACCGCTTTATCAACGGGACCACATATCCTTGGATGCGTGGCCTCGGCACAGAACATCACGGTGTTAAACCCAGAGGTAGACGGTGCTAATATCCGGGGACTCAATGGGTTTGGCTTTGACACGAGCAGTGCTCTGTCAGCAGCAAAAAACATTCGTGTCATCAACCCCATTGCCCGAAACTGCCTGCGTAGCTCAGCAACTGGCGGTGGACGGGGGTACACAATCCAGAAAAACGTGACCAGTGCTACCTTCATCAATGCAAAAGCTTTTGACTGTACGACTGGTGCGGATCTAAATGGTAGCGCCTCACTCGGTCCGGTAGTTGGTATGGTGATAGACGTACTGTACGCAGAGAATTGCCAAGAAGCGATCAGTATCTACGGCGACGGTACAAACACGAATTCAACCGTTCCTCCTGTGTTGGCCACGAACTCAACAGCGACGATCGGTACGGTGATCGCACGAAACTGTGGCCGCACTACAGACACGACTCTGTACTCTGGTTCAGGAGTCGCTGGTGACGCAGATGGCGGTGTGGTCGTATCACGTCGGGGACGTAACGTTGCCATCAACAACTTGACCGTTTATAACGACCTTGGCTACACCATTGGTGCGTTGTTTCGCGGTGTTGGCAACAACATCAAAATCAACAATTTCGAGATGTTCGGTAATGTTCAGGCGGTATGCATCATTGGGTCGGCAGATAACCTGCTACCAAATCCCAACACCAATGACCCGAGCTACGGTATCGCGCTCAAAGGACGCTTTCACAACACTGCGACGAACGTGTTGGACGTGAGAATCTCAACGGGCACCAACTACATAACGGGTGTTGATATAGATGTGGACGTCAGCTCCTTCCCAACAGCCAACGCAATACTGAAAACGCTTTCTTCGTTCCGCAATGATTCAAAAATCAAAGTGACCAGCACACCATCGGCTGACGTGATCCAAGGGACATTGCTTGATGTGTTCACGTATTGCAACACGTTGGCCCTCGCCACCAAGCAACGCACGATATGCAGTTCGGTTCAAGCGCATTCGTCGGTTACTTTCGAGGACGTAACAACGCACAACGACGATATAGTCCTTGGCAGTGCTGCACGAGTTGATTTTTCAACTGCATCCGCGTTCGCAGGAGCAGCGGATGGGTATGTGCTGGTCAAGGTCGCTGGTGTGACTAAAAAACTTCCCGTTTTTAGCGTCTAACTCAACCTAACTTTTAAGGAAGTACATGCCCGCAGAATCACAGACATACTTCAACGTCGCTATTCTGATATTTGGTGGCTTAGGCGGTTGGATTTTGAACAACCTAAAGGACAGTCTCAAATCACTCCAAGCGTCTGACATAGCGATCACGACCAAGGTACAGTCTATCGAAGTGTTGGTAGCCGGGACTTATGTAACACGACAGGATATGGACAAGATGGTTACAGCCCTGTTCGCTAAACTGGATAAGATCGAATCGAAGCTCGATGGCAAGGTGGATCGGGACTCGTGCAACATCCACCACAAGGGGGGCGCATGAATATCACCGACACAATCTCAGAACTCATCAAGCGGGAAGGCAGGTACTCCAATAATCCTGTCGATGCAGGAGGTGAGACTATGTGGGGTATCACCGTTGCAGTGGCTCGAGCCTTCGGATACACGGGGCCAATGAAGGACATGTCTCAACAAACGGCACGTGATATCTACGCTCAACGCTACTGGCACGCACCACGATTCAACGATATCAGTACACTCAGCGAACCTGTAGCAGAGGAGATGCTGGACACGGGAGTCAACATGGGGCCTTCCGTTGCTGGCAAGTTCCTGCAGCGTGCGCTGAACGTGCTGAACCAAGGGGACAAGGCGTACCCCAACATCGCGGTGGATGGGGCAGTAGGCAACATGACCCTCGCAGCGCTCAAGGCGTTCTTGGCAGCACGAGGCAAAGCAGGCGAGACGGTGCTGGTGCGCATGCTCAACGCGCAGCAGTCGGTGCGGTACATCGAGCTGGCCGAAGCCAAGGTCAGCCAAGAAACGTTCGAATACGGGTGGCAACTCAACCGAGTAGGAGGTCTGTGATGGATTGGAAAGCACTGGTAAGCACGGTCGCACCGTGGATTGGTACTGCGCTCGGGGGGCCTCTGGGTGGCATGGCGGTGGAGGCTGCTGCCAACGCTCTGGGGCTGAACGACAAGACGGTTGATGCTGTGAAGGCTGCACTGTCCGGGGTTACGCCTGAGCAGATGCTGGCACTCAAGAAGGCTGACCACGACTTCGCCCTGCAGATGCAGACGCTGGGATTCAAGAACGTGGCTGACATGGAAGCCATCGCTGCTGGTGACCGTGCGTCGGCGCGCAACATGCAGGTGTCCAAGCCAAGCCCCGTGCCAGCGATGCTATCCGTAGGTGTGACAGTGGGGTACTTCAGTATCCTGATTGGTATGATGGTGGGGCTGCTCAAGGTCAGTGACTCTCAGGCGCTGCTGCTGATGCTGGGTTCCCTGAGCACTGCTTGGGGCATGGTCATGGCCTTCTGGTTTGGCACCACACGGGACTCCGGCCGGAAGACAGAGCTGCTGGCACAAAGCACCCCCACACCCTGAGATACCATTGGTATCCAAGTCAAAGGCCCCTCTTGGGGCCTTTTTGCTATGGGGTAGGGTAGGCAGGGTGCTAAAAACACGCCTTACGATGTTTTTGCCCTTCGCAGTCAGTACACGGTAATGACAACGGTCTTGCCCAACGCACGCACACGGGCAGCACGGGCTTCAGCACGATCCATGGCGTATTCCCTGGAACCTTCGCCAGTTTCAACCAGCTTACCGTTCATCTGGACGCCATACGTGTCGTTGTAAACCTCTACGATGATTTCCACTTGGGCTTTACGCTTGGCACGCTTGGAGCCTTCGGTGCCCTTGAATATGGTGATGGCGGTATCTAGGTGCTTGGTCTTGGACATGATGTTCTCCAGTTGATGATACGGTATTGTCACGAACCCCAGAAGAGGCTCGCAAGACTTTTCGTTTACTTGCCCAACAGCTCGTCCAGAGATGCGTCAACAACCTTCTTAGCCTTACTCACCTTAGCCACTGCTTTCTTGACCGACTCCCGGCGTTCTTCCTGCACTGGTGCTGGCGTAACAGGGGCTTCTGGCTTCGTGGTCTTGGCGCGTTCGTACAGAACTTCCTGGATATCCCAGCCATTCTTCTTGGCGGTACGACGGCAGCACACCACCAACTTACCCTCTTCGTTGATGGCAACGATAGGACGCTTGCGACCGTCAGCGGCTGCAACGGTCTTGGCTTTCGCCTTGCTGGTGATGGTGGGCGCCAGCTTGTGTGAAGCGGCTGCTGGTGCGACTACGGGGATTGCTTGTTTAGTTGTCATGGCGAAGTTCCTTTCAGGGTTGCTGAGCTGCTGAATGCCTCTCAGTGAACGTATTTTCGTACGTTCAAGAACTTCGCCAAGACCTTTCGTTAAACCCTATCAAGACGTAGGGTTATTCAATCCTGGTTCACGTAGCCATGACTGGGTTCGCTGCCTTCATCTGGGTACGGGGTTGAGTACGCTTCGTGTATCAGGCGCTCTATGCGTGCCTGTAACATGTGCAGGTCTTCGATGAACTGCCAGTTACACACCGAGTTGATGCAGGCGTACTCGATGGGCAAGAGCTTGTTGGCTTCAGCGTACTGCGTCATGCGCGCGAAGCTAACCCCACGGTGACGAGGAAGCCGACCGTTGTCGCGCGCCAGTTCGATGAGCTTTTTGCAGAAGTGCAGCGCCTTCTCAGCGTCCTCCTGCCCCTTCTTGAAGCGGTGCCGGGTGATGTACTTGCTGATCTGGCCTTCGAAGTAGCCAAGGTCCAGTTCGTGGGCGAGGTCCCAGTGCTGGAACGGGTTCTTGTAGTGGGTTCCACCTACTTGAGTAGTGTTAGCGGTGCTCATGCGTTCATCTCCAATTCTGCGCCTGTTGCTGGCGTGATTCCAAGGGTCCAGGCGTCGGCCACCACTTCAGCGGTCAACTCCTGTGCGTTATCAGGCATCTTTGCCATCAGTATCCAGCCAAGCCCACGGGCTACCATTGGTCGGCAATACGAGTTGCCAAGCCGGACTTCTTCCAGGCACCACAACACCAGCTCCATGCGGTCAGCCCACTTGAGCAGAATAGCCTCAGGCACGGTGATCTGGAAGTCTTGGTACAGGGGCGTCAGGTCTTCCTCGATGATGTCCATCAGCGGTCCGAGCTCCGGGTGTGCTCTCTTGATGGGGGCAGGTATGTCCCCAGTGAACAGCTCGGGCAGATCGTGGTGCAGCACTGCGTTCATCAGGTTCTTGGTACACATGGGGTTGACCTGCTTGATGAGCATCAGCATGCCGAACGTATGTTCTGCGATGGACTGGCTACGATGCGTGCGCTTCACGTGGTAACGCTGCACTGCACCAGCATCACGGTATAGGGTAGCTTCTACGAGGGCCTTCATGCCAGCACCACTTTCTTGTCAGATGCGCGGTGAGCACGACGTTGCACCCACTCGAACATCGCCATTCGCCAGTCGGAAGCAGGCAAGTCTTGGATGACCGCCATGGAGCTAGCGTAGAGCTTCATCTTGTACAGGGTGTACGCACGCACAACAGGCTCGACCATAGTGCGTCCGAACTCGGATGCGTACGATACCGTACGAAGGTCTTCACCCTGCTCTACCTGCGTAGCCATGTGGATGCAGTCGTAGTACAGCAGCATCGCGTCGGTCGCGTCAACAGCCAGCGGGTAGGGATGCACCGACCCCAACGAGTACGGGTTGTGAACGTGGCCGTGCTCGTATTCACCCTCACGGAACTTCAGCCAGAACGGGTTGTCCGTGTAGACGTGGTAGTTGTTCGACTGCTGAACGTAGTAGCCTACCTTGACGCCCACCATGATCGCGATGAATTCCTGCAGGACGCTGAACTGCACTGCGTTGGCTCCGTATGCCCCCCACACGGCATCGTTGCTTCGGTTGCATACCGTCATGTTGAGCTGGCCTTCCACGATGTCCAGCATGACCATGTCGTTGCAGGGCATGTCCTTGGTCGACTTGTCCAGGTCCATGATGGGGCTCCAGATACTCATCACAACTTGCCGTGTGTCTGGCTTGCGCTTGAGCATTTCGCAGGCACGCTCAATCTGGTCGAATCCGAAAGCGTTGCGCAGACGGTGCCCATACGCACCATGGAACACCACACCGTCGTCGCTGAACTGGCTGATGTTGTTGAGGAAGTACTTGGGTAGCTCAACTCGGTTGCTACCCGACAGAATCCACAAGGATTCAATCAAGTGGAAGAACGGGTTAGCATCACGGATGGTATCGAACAGCACACGCTGACGGGGCTGCGAGTACACTGTACTCACGGGGCCTGGAACACGCATGGTAGTCAAGCCACGTGACTCAGATTGCACGCCACGCTCTTGCAGAAATGCCAAGCCCAGAGGCAGGGCTTCGTTCACGTTGTTGACGCGCAGGATAGCGCCATATCGGTTGTCGTTCATGTTGTTGCCTTTCAGAGAAGATCATTTACACTGGGTTCAGGGAGACCCAGCAGCTCCAGCGCCATGTTGTACGCCTGACGGTATTGTACCCGGTGTACTTCAAGACCTGCTCGTTCAAGACGTGTTGCCCAACTACGGGCAGACGCCAGCTTGCGGTACAGATTCTTGGGGTCGTAGGGCTTCGTGGTGTCCTTGGCTGCACGACGTTTCAGCACGTTCTGGATACAGATGGTTTCGGGGGTATCCAACAGGATGAACACAGCACGGTCAAAGTAGCTGGCGAACGTTGCGCACGTGTCCACGCCTGGAGTGACCAAACCTTCAGCGAACACGTTGCGCACGAACCCCACGTTGTATTGAAGCACGTCGTGCAGAGCTGCATAGGGCTGCATACCGTCCACGCCTCCACAAGCGTTACCGTATTTGCCAGCCAGGACCACGCCAGCTACGCCAGTGTGAGTCCATGTAGCCTTGGGGGTAGACGCCAGCTTGGACACGCCTTGCGCACCACCAGCAGCAGCCAACACAGCACGGGCGAGGGTGCTCTTGCCACTCCCGTTGGTGCCATGCACGTAGACGAGAGTGGTCACGGGGTCACCTCGTTGATGCCGGGTAGGATATCCTTCACCCAATGCGGCTTGGAGTACCCGATCAGCACCCACCCCTTCCGGGTGTTCTGGTACTCGAACCAGTGGTCAAACCCTGCCACTTGACGCACCTTGCAGAACGTGGGCTCGTCAAGCAGGTTGCCGAAATAGTGGGTGCTGCCCTCAGGGGCGACCACTTCGGTTTGCACTTTGATAATCATGGGTTCCTCCTGCAGTTACACGGACGACGCCCTTGGTTGCAGTCACCACCACAACCACCAGCGAACAGGTTGAGGATGTACAAGAGCAGGCGCTTCACAGGTACTCTCCTACAGCCTTCAGGTCTGTTTCGTTCCAGATACCACCAGCGTACAGACCGTTCAGCAGAACTTGTGCCGTTGGGGTTTCATCCATCATGCTGACCAGTCGCTTGTATGCCTTACCACTACGGAAGCTGAACTTATAGTTTCCGTTCCAATGCTGCTTGAATACACACGCAACAGTCTCTGATTCTTGAAGCTTGAGTTTACGTTTCGGTGAAAACGGATGGTCGAGCACGCCAATGTGCCTGTCAATGATACTCATGGTCTCTTCCAGCTCAAAAGAGTTCTCCATATCACCGATAATCAAAGCCCCTTGCTTTGGGAGCTTCGGCATGTATTTGGCACTACCCGTGAAATCCACGGGATGGTGGAATACCGTGTCTTGAATATCCGCCAGCTTCCAGTAGAAGTAATCACCCATCTGCGCCATGTGCTGCATGTTCTTGCGAACACCCATATACGACTTAGCGAAGCATGCTTCCACCATAGCTTCAGGCTTCGGGTACAACGACTGCCACTGAGCCAAAGCCTTCAGACCAGCTTGCCCTCGGAAATGCCTGCGCTCAGTAGCACGTTTGGCAGTGGGGAAGATACTGCGCAGAAACTCGTAGAACGCTGCCCCTTGGAAGTCACTAGCCCGAGCAGCGAGTCCGGGGTTATAAAAGGTACACCACCCCAAGATGTACCGAAGCTTCTTGGCTTCATCCATCTTGGCTCTCGCCAGCAGCATGTACCCAGGATCAGCATCTTCCAGCTCGAACATCAGGTTCGCAAATTTGCGCCAATCACCCGTATAGTCTAACTCCACCAGTTCTTTAACGTTCACAACTATCTCCTTCTTGATACCAACGGTATCGGTTGATAAAAACTATCCCAGCAATTCTTGAACTTCGCGGTATTCCTTGAGCATCTTGAATACTTGCCGTTCGTCATCGTGGAGCATCCGTTGCGTCTGCAACATAACCTCATCCACGGTATCTCGTGCGATTATGTGCTTCACCATCACGTGGTCCCGTCCGGTGCTGATCTGGCGTGCTGCCCCGATGCGCTCGATCACCTGAGCGTAGAACTCACGTCCCCAGAGCATGCTATAGAACACGATGGTGTTGCCACCACCTTGGAGGTTCAGTCCGTGGCCTGCACCTTGCGGATGGACGAACATCACGGGGTGTTTACCAGCGTTCCACTCGTCTTGCAGCTTGGCGAGCATCCGTTCGTTCTTGCAGTCAGCGATAGCTGGTGCCTTGGGGAACATGCTCTTCAGTCGTGCCAGATCGGGCTTGAACCAGTAGGCCACCAGCACGTTACCACCAACACCGTCGATGACTTCCTGCAGCGCTTCCATCTTGGCATCGTGTATCGCCTGCCACGTCTTGGCACCAGCGTCGTCTTCCAGGTAGATGAACCCGTTGGCTAACTGCCAGCACTTGGACGACAAGCTGGCTGCGCTGAGGGCCTCGGTGCTGCCCATCTCCATCTCAAGGAACATCTCCTTCTCGAGCTGCTTATACGTCTTCCGTGCTGCTGGTGGCAGGTCCACGTATATCTCCTGCTTGATGGTGGGAGGCAGGTCTAGCCAGTCTTCGGCACGCATGGTGAGCACCAAGGGGCTGATGAGTTCGGTGATCTGCTGCTCAGCGGTCTGGTCAGGCGTGTAGCCGAACTGTGTGCGTGACCCGTTATCACGCTCCTTACCCGGTGTGAAGAACCTACTACGGTAACGCTCCACTTGAGCACCCAGACGCTGGCCTTCATCCAAGATGAATATCTGCGACCACAAGTCCAGCAGACCCTTGGGTGCAGGCGTGCCAGTCAGAATCACGCGACGGTCGAATCGCTTGACTTGGTAACGCAGAGAACTGAAGCGCTTGCTCTTGGGCGTCTTGAACATGCTAGACTCGTCGATGACGAGCATGTCGTAGGGCCATCCGTACTTGCGAGCACGCCCACGCAACACGTTCAGCAGCCAACGGAAGTTGTCCACGTTGATCACGTGTATCTGTGCGCTACTGTTCAAGGCCAGCAGGCGCTGACGCTCGTTGCCAGTCAGCATCTTGAACGTCAGATGTTTCGTGTGTTGCCACTTGCGAGCTTCCTGACGCCACACACCCTGAGCTGGTCTCAGCGGTGCCACCAGCAGTATCTTGTTCACCACACCAGCGCTCAGCAAGTCAACAGCAGCAGTGAGCGTGATGATGGTCTTACCCAAGCCCATGTCCAGGAACAGGCCAGCACGACGGTGCTTCTTGACGAAGTCAACGCCCTTGCTCTGATACTTGCGAAGGTCTTTACGGTTCAGCACATCCAGATACCAATGATAGCAACCAACACGATAGCAATGCCGTACCACACCCAATCGTGCCACGTGTCCACTGGGTACACCTGCACCCAAGCGCCGTTCACTTTCACATACTGTTTTCCCACGATCACAATCCTTGGTACTTTATAAAACATGAAACCGAAATTATCACCACCACGTACCAGAAGTAGCACCACCGTTCGGGGATACCCAACAGTGCCAAAACAGCCAACGTTCCTAGCCCCAAAGATACGGAGACTAGCATGATGTGCTCAGTCAGTCCTAGCATAGTATTCCTCCAGTAGTTCATCAACCTGTGCCTTGGTGTAACACACCACGACGGTAAACCCCATTCTACACAACTTCAGGTGCCAGCGTTCCTGAAGCGGTTCAAACTTGCCACCTACAGGCCTCTTCAACTCCACGAACAACACGATACCACCCGGTATCAGCAGCAGACGGTCTGGGATGCCCCGCACCCCGAACGGGTTGAGCTTGATGCACAAGCCTCGCAGCACCTTCACGCCCTTGCGCAGATGGTTCTCTACTGAGGCTTCACTGATTAGTCTTTCCGATATCTTACGCATACAAAACCCTTCGCAGCCAATGGCATGCCCTTGCTCCATGCTGGCACGTTGCAGACCAGCGCTTCCAGATCCTTGATGTTGCTGGTGCCGACCTTGCGCAGCGTCAGTGCTTCATCGTGTACGGTGCCGATGACCGGGTATCCGTTGGTCTCAGCAGACAACATGCCTTCCTGCATAACGTCGAAAGCAATACCCTGCACGATGTTCTCGATCAACTTGCCACCGTAGGTCTTCTCACGTACGAACTGACCCTTGATCTCTGTGCGGAAACTGATCTCGTACGCAGGCTTACCCCAACGTTCTACAGGTACAGCACGCGCATACGGGTAACGGATACTCCGACCAGACGGGAGCTGAATGCAGAGCCAGTGCTCACTCATGTAGAACTTGCACGTCAGCCCTTCGTACGTGGTACCTGGATGCCTGATAGCCATAGCCACAAGGTTCTCCACCGTCTTCCAGCTTGCAACGATGGCCGGGACGCCCTTGCGGTACGTGCTCACAGCGCTCTTGGCGAACTCCTCCGTGATGATCACGCCAGCATTGGCACAGTAGTCAACGAACTTCACGCCGCCTAGCTGATACCCACAACCCAGCACCAGATTCTTGGCGATGCGTCGCTGCTCGTCGGATACCTCAGACACATCCTTCAGCCGGAACAGGGTCACCGCCATAACCTTGTAGACGTCCAGACCCTTGCGGTACGCTGCCAGGATAGTTTCTTCGCCTGCTACCCACGCCAGGATACGTGCTTCGATGGCCGTGTAGTCAACCACTGCCAGCTCGTATCCGGCCGGAGCACGGATAAAGCCTCGCATGCACTGGCTGATGACGTCGATAGGTTTGTCGTACAGCATCGTGAACAGCTCTGCATCCTCGTACTCCAGCAGGGCGAACACCATGTCACGCTGGTGGTCCTTGAGCATGCCCCGGATGAAGTTGTGCGGCTGCACCAGTCGGCCAGCGTAGCGTCCCGTGTGGGCACCGTGGTAGAGGAAGCCTCCTTGCACCACCCAGTCGTCGGGGTCGGCACAGGCCATCATGCTGATGAGCTTTTTGGTGCTGGCTTTGCCTGCCTCAACTCGAAGCTCCAGCAGAGCACGGGTGCCAGCATCCAGCTTGGCATCCTTGAGCGCTTCCTCGATGGTGTTCTTCTGCATGTTCGCAATGTCAAGCCCACGCTCAGCGAACATCTCGATCATCTTGGCTACTTGGGTAGCCTTCAGACCACCAGTCAGCGCACTGACACGCCTGCCGATGTCCTCTTCCAGAGACTTCACCACCTTCAGTGCCTTGCGCACCAACGGCATATCAATCGGAAGACCACGGTCGTTCATGGCCATGTCCAGCAGGAACATGCGACGCTGACGAGGTATCAGGTCAGGCAGGGCTTCGTCCAGGACTACTTCACCCAAGACGTCAGTCGCACAGTACTCACTGAACCTGTTGAACCGTACAGGGTCGTCCTCTGGTAGTACCCGTGTGCGTGCATCAGCCTTCGTAGGCTTGCGTGGGCTGCAGAACACCTTGATGAGCTTGGCACCTTCTAGGTCTTTCTCAACGCTGCTGCCGATGGCCTTCAGCGCCTTCTCCAAGCTACGTGGCAGACCAGACGCTGCTGCCTTGGCAGCGGTGCAGACCCACTGGTTGTCCTTGACCTCAGGGATGCCCTTATGCTGACGCCCACGAAGAGTCCAGCGCCATATCGCGCGCTCAAAGGCTGCGTTGTGCGCACCTACCCTACCCCCTTGCATAATCCAAGACATTAAACGCGCTGGTGGGGCTTGGGTGCGTGGTAGCCACTCCTCAGGGTACGTGTCCCCTGGAAGTAGGAACCGGGCGATGAGTACTTCCGTGGATGGGTGCCGTGCGTAGCGGTGCGCACCGACCTTGCGGATGTCTATCTCTGAGAACGTCTCAAAGTCTAAATACCCTATCTCTGTTGTCATGTTGTAATCCCGAAAGTAACTGTGGCCCCGAGGTACGAATACCAGCGGGGCCACACGAGGCGACGACCAGTGCTTAGGCCGGGGAAACCGTCATGCCAGCGACCTTGCTCGCGCCAGCTTCCAAGGACACAACACCCTTGGTGACCAGTGCGTACAGCACGACACGGAGCTTGCGGGTTTCGGTTTCCAGCTTGGTTGCGAGGTCCTTGCTGTTGATGCCCTTCTTGCTGCGCTTGAAGTGGGCGGTAACGGCATCAGCCAGAGCTTGACGCTCGCCTTCAGCGAAGCTGATGGGGGCCTTCTTGCTGGGAGCTGCCTTGGCAGGTGCTTCACCCAGGATGTCGTCTTCGACCTTCGCGGCTTTCTTGGCAGCAGGGGCCTTGACCTTGGCTTCGGGTTCTGCCTTGGCGACTGCCTTCTTAGCAGCGGGGGCCTTGGCTTCCACCACGGGTGCAGCCTTCTTAGCAGCGGGGGCCTTCTTGCCCTTGGCAGGTGCGTCGCCCAACAGGTCTTCGATATCGTTTTGCTTGCTCATGTGAAATACTCCAGTTCGGTTAAGTTGAGGTGCCTCAGAACCCTGAGGCGCGGTGTGCTCACATTCTAGAGCAAATCGTCGTAGTCTTCATCGTTGCGGGAAGCCTTCTTGGGTGCTGCCTTGCCAGCGGGTTTCTTGCCCTTCGCTGCCTTGAAGTCGTCCTCGGCTGCTGGGTCGCCAGACAGACGGTCACCGTCGTCCAGCTTCTGCACGTTGATCAGGTAGAAGGCCACGCCCTTGGACTCGTTGTCGTAGGCGAACGGACGGCAGGAAACACGAGCACGCATACCGTCGTAGATTTCCGACTTGCCCATGATAGGCTCTGCGTCAGCGTCCACGATGCCGGGTTTGTCTTTGGACTTGAATCCCACAGAGCAGCCTGGATTCTCGAAGCCGGGGATTGGGTTGTCGTCGTCGTCAACCTTGTCTTCGTTGTCAACGAAAGGCCAGTTCATCTTGCCCTTCTTCACCAGCTCGGGGAACTTGGGGCCGA